TCGGGTGTATGGGTTCTGAGTGGTTTCAAAGGTCTGAATGAAAATACGAGTCGCGTCTTTGAAGAAAAGACGATTCATGATGGACCTGGGACAATTCTAAAAACTTCTTATGACTCCGTTGACCTCACCAAAGCGGTTGAGTCTTTGAAAGAGTTTGATAGGCTCTATTGTATTTGCGGAAATGAATCCATGAAATCTGCGAAAGAACTCGCTCTTGATGAACGTATTCAAACAAACATCATTGGAGTCGCTAAGACTGTATTCAACGATATTCCGGGGTTGGAATCTATTGGATTTCAAACGGCAGTACAAGAACTCACTCGGTACATTGATTGTGCCTACATTGAGGCGACTTCAACAAACTCAATTGTGTTTCTAGAAGCACCTGGAAGACGCAATAGTAAGTTGGCTGTATACGCGGGTCTCGCACGAAATTCTAAAATAACGAGTGTGATTACGCCAGAGTCAAATGACGATCATCACACAACAATTCATGAAGCGTACACGAGCCATGGGTATGCTGTCGTTGTTGTTTCTGAAATGTTTGACTATCAATATTTACTGTATACTCTACCATCTCGGATTAAAGTACTTAAACCGGGTAATCTCATTCGTGCCGTAGAACCATGTATCTATGATAGTATACTTGGTGAACGCATGATACATGAGGCTTTTGATCACGCACAACAGTACAAAAACTTCATTAAGGGTGCCTCAAATACTTTACTGTTCAAGGATTATATCAGTGAAGTTAAAGATATGGTGTGTAGATAGGATGGAGCTCCTATAGCTCAGTTGGTTAGAGCGTGGTGCTTATACGATGTATATTTAAGTAGTGTTACACCTACACAAGCACACACCAAGGTCATGGGTTCAATCCCCATTTGGAGCAATTTACTTTTTAGATATGTTTTCCATACATAAAAAGTAAATCCCAGACTATTATAGCATGAGGTACGGCTCGCTCATACGTAAAAACTTTAAAGTTCGGTGGGGTCTTCATGGTAAAGGTCTCGTCGAAGACCATCATGTCATACCAAGACGTTTTAAGGAACATCCACTCATCCAGCAGTGTAATTATGATGTGAATTCAAGTGAAAATTTGGTGATGATGCCCACGCGTCTCGGTAAAATGATTCTCAAAGTGAGAGAGGACCGTCTCATCCATGAGGGAAATCACCCAGCGTACAGTGCATATGTAGGAAACATGTTGGATGTCATGGATTCTACATATGATTTTAATCTCTTCGTGGAGTTTCTAAAAAAAGGGTGTCGTCGAAATGGACACCACATCCCATGGCTTTAGTATCCATATAACAAATCATCTAGAGTTGCGTTTGGATGTTGTCTTGAAAAGTAGTTCTTGCGTCCATGATCACTGTGACCGATTGTACTTGGACCACTTCTATCAATTTTTAAGTATTTTACAAAGTCTTTATAGTGTACTCGCGCACCTCTCGCTATAATATCTTCAGTCTTATTATCTACATGATTATCAATTGGGAAATAGTATTTCATGTATTTTGCCATATTTTCTACGTGAACAAGATAACATTTCATGCTTGATACCCATATAACCTTTTCAATACCATTGTCGTCAACAGATGTTGGAATTCTTGATAGACAATGGAAGAAACACATTTCAAAATTATCACCAAGTTTATCGATTACATTTTGGACCTCATTATAAAATCGATTAGACTTTATGATCACATTATCTTCAAGTATTAACGCATATTTATTTGGACACGTTTTCATTATATCTGTGTGACCCAAGTATGCCCCAATCGCACCCAAATTGAAATAGGTTATATCAGGTCTTTTTACAGTTGGATCGTAGTGCATCTCCAAAGCTTTATCGAAGTAGGTTGGATCTATAATATCTTCGTATTCTCGAGCAGTCGCTACATTTTTCGTGTTTATGCCATATTTCACCTCAATTGGTACATTTGGATTATGATATTTGAAGAACGTACGCTGTCTCTGTTTTGATTCGGGTAAAGTGAGTAAATAACACTTATAATCATATGTCCTGTACAACTCAGTTCTTCCTTGAATTTGCATATTGACAGCGATCAAAATCAAAAACAACAAAAATACTAAGATGATCCAAATCATAGTTACTTAAACCTAAGAAAATATTATAACCTAAGAATGAATGTCTATGACATCTTGGGGCTCGTGAGCTCCATCCTCATATGTATTATGTTTGTACCGGAGATTGTACATGTGTACCGAATCAATGACGCGAACGCAATAAACTATACCTATCTCAATCTCAATTTTATTGCTAGTGGATTTGCTCTGGTGTACTCGATACATTATAATGTTATTCCGATGACAATCACAAATATTTCGGCAGCATTATTCTCAATCATACTTTGGCATTTTAAATACGTAAATAGGCTTAAAGGGGAACCACGTAAGATTGTTGAAGTGGACGTATAATGTCCATTTCGTCTACAGCTCTTATAGTGTAGTGGTTATCACGTCAGACTTTGAATCTGAAAACCCCATTTCGACTATGGGTTAGAGCTATAGCCAGTTGTAGCTCAGTTGGTAGAGCAGCGGATTGTAGCACCTCGTGTTATTGGTCTTCTTAAATGAAGAATAACTCTCCGCATGTCCCGTGTTCGATTCATGGCGACTGGACCATATCTTTTGTCTTCTAATGGTTAGGAATGTCGGCTGTTAACCGACCAATCTGAGTTCGATTCTCAGCGAAAGAGTTTACTTTTTAGATATTTCCAATATGTAAAAAGTAAAAGTATCTATTTACATGGTTTCACAAAGTTATGTGGGTCTTCCTTATATTTTATCAAAGCATTTCTAGCGTCTTCTTCAGTGTCGTATCTACCTAAATATGTAGATTTAACATTTAGATACCATTTCTTTCTATCTTTTTGATATGTATAACCGGGACTAATTTGTTTTGGTTTTGGTATTTCATATTCATCTGGATTTTTAGTAAACTCTCTTTGAAATTCTAGGATTTCTTCTTTAGTTTTACAGTTGGCGATTGTATATGACTTACCATCACGATGTCCTTTTAAAGACCATGATAACGTTTTTCCGTTTACTTTCGATTTAATTTCTTTAATGGTACCAAGTAATCCATGTCTTCTTTTACTTATCTCTCTCTGTTTTTCAATCATCAGTTTTCTTGATTCTTCGCTCACTTTTTCACTTTTACCTCCACCTTCTCTTAAGTTATAGCCATTTGGTACAAGTGTATTATGTTCACTAATAAATTTATTTTCCATATCACTTAAAAGCTTACTATGACCTTTCCATAGAGTCACTACTTCAAAGTTATTCCAACCATACTTTTTTATGGCATCAGATAAACATCTACAATAACTTCGTTGGTCCTTATGTTGACTAATTCTTATTTTTAATTCTTGTACAGTCTGCCCTATATAAGCTAATCCAGTTGATTTACATATAATTTTATATATAATTCCGTGGGAATTCTTGTCTTCATTCATATACTCTTTAATATCTTATTCTTTAATTTGATAATAATTGTAGTGCGTTAAATTACAAAAAATATAGTACAGCATACTACTAAAGCACCTATGGCCAAGTGGTAAGGCGCCTCTTTAGTAAGGAGGAGATCGTGCGTTCAAACCGCACTAGGTGCAATCGAGATGGCGCAGTGGAAGCGCATGGGGCTCATAACCCCAGGGCCGAATGATCGAAACATTCTCTCGATATTTTTACAACTTGTTTTCCAATGTGTAAAAATATCAACATATTAATATCAATACCGAATAGTAATGAGCCTCAAGGACCTCAAAAATCATTGGAAGACAATCAGAGAGGAATTGGACCAACTTCCAACTAATTATATTTCAGACGAACCTAGACCAACTGGGGAATGGGAAGGTTCCGAAATATTAAAACATATTGTTTCTCAATATTCATCTGGATTACACGGTTGGCTCAAAGGTGGACAATCACACGTTCAGAATGAATGGATAAGTTGGCCTCTCATTTGGGAAGGTAGCCCAGTTCTTGGAAACTGTTTAAAGTGTCCTAAAACTGCCGAATTACTTTCTCAAATTGAGGGTATACATATTGCCGGATTTTCTCTTATGAAGGGTGGTGTTCAACTCAAAGAACATGTAGATACCGTTGGACCCAATTATAGATTTACATATCATTTGGGTCTAAAGTGTCCTAAGGGGTGTTTTCTTCATCACCAGGTGTTAGGTAAGATTGAGGAAGAAGATGGGAAACATATCATTTTAAATGCAAGATTTCCTCATTGGGCAGAAAATACATCCCAAGAAGACCGTATTATTCTTTACATTGAATATTATGCCTCAATGATTTCTGTTTGATTTGTATCCCATCCTTGAAGACTAATACTACTTGGTTCACACCAGGGGTAAATATCCGCTCCAATGAAGTTAATAGCCTCCATTCCAGACTCAATACATTCATTACATGTGCTCAAACTATCATCAATGATGGCGTTAATACCAAGTGAACGACAAATGTCTACTTTTTTGATTTCATTCTCAGTAAAACTATTCGTGAGAATGACATCAGTAAAAATACCTGGGTAAAATCGGTCAATCCAAAGTTCAGTAAGTTCTCTGACATCATCTTGGCGCCCTGTGAGGATATACATTTTAGAGAAGTCTTTCTTGAAGTTGAGCATAGCGGGTTGAGAACCCAAAATTGGTTTGAGATAGACAAATTCTTTGGTTTTGTAAAATTTATGAAGAATTTCTTGAGATTGTTCTTCTGTACAATTGAATATTTCCCGATAAAGATACTTATACTTGGGGCGTGTTGGAAGCGCGACACCTCTCCACCGAGCCATAGGTTCAAGGAGGTTTACAAGTACTTCATCGACATCTACAGCGAGTTTACGTTGCATCTTTACAGTTTGTGTATATTATTCATAGTCCCGAATTACCACACCCACTGGAAATCTTGGTACCCCCAAAGCTGTAAGATTTTGAAAACGAACTGTGAGAAGTTTTCCAATATACTTACTTCGATTGGTAAAGAGGACATCACGTTGTTTAATAGTTCCTTCGGGTTTAACCGTAAACTCATGACCATCCTCAGTTTTACAGACCCAAATGACAGCATCTGCATCCCTCCCCTGTCCACAATTTGCCCCAATAATTTCATATTCCTCCGTTTGGAACTCCTTGAATTTAAGTAGGTAATTACTCCGTGTACCTATTTCATAGATGCTCGTCGCTTCTCTAATCATGATGCCTTCGTGTCCCTGTTGAACAAACTTCTTGTGATAATTGGAAATATCAGACTTCTTTTGGACAAGAATAGTCTCTACGGTGACCCGTTTCTGTCGCTCTGCAAATGGAAGATACGGTCTATTTGTATCAAAATAATCAAATACGTGAAATTGTAAATCTTTGGGATTTGTCTTGAACATACTCGTAATCTCCTCAAAAGTTTTACCAGGTATATAGCATTCCCCATCTAACCATTCCCCATCTTTAAGATTTTGTGCGAGATACTCAACACCCTCAACAATCTTACCAGTTCTGGAATAACACCCTTTTGTAGAGACAAGAAGACGTATACCATCTATTTTGGGTTGAACATAAAAAGGCTCGGTAATATAGTTTTCCCTATCCTCCCATTTATTCGCCAACATCGGGAGAATTTGTACTTTTTTTGCGTTCTCGTTTGCCCACATAGTGTTTGCACGAAGTATAGCCTTCTCATATCCAGTTGTGACATGAGTCCTAGATGTTGTACATTTCTCGCTTCCAACGACCCCAGATATTTTTACAATGTCGGCAGTTCCATCCTTTAAATCCTCGACATGAATATCTGTGTACCTTTGACTTCCATTCTTATCAAATCTAATAATGCGTTCCATTATACGTATAATTAATTTCTCGACTTTAAATAGATGTCTTCACTCCCAGTTGTTAATTATGGTAGAATGGAACGACTTAAGCCTCCGCCATTCACGAGTATACCTATGAATGCGAATACGTTTGCAATCGTCTTTATGATTTTATGTGTATTGGGTCTTTACAAACGCTACGTTACTATTAATCAATCGCGTGCGCAATCTTATACTTTAGACACTTTGATGCCGACAAATAGAGGTCTTTCTTCATCAATCTCTTAAACTTCTTTTCTGGGATTTCAGTCTTCGCTGTGTACATCTTTTTGAGAGCATTCATAAATTTATCACAACTCTTCATTTCATCCTTGAGTTCTTGGTATTTCCCCCAAAATTCTGTACTCAATTGGTGAATCAGAAGGTATGCATTTTCACCCATGCGACGTTCTGAACCACCCAAAAACATGAATGTAGCCGCAGAACAACAGGCACCTTGGGCAATCGTAATGACTTTGACTCTCGACTTCTCAAGTAAATTCTTAAGCGCTAACCCAGAGAACATATCACCACCCTCACTCATGATGTGTACACGAATTTCGGGTTCATACCCAATGAGTAATGCCTTTTGTTTCAAAAGACGAATCTCAAGTTTACGGAAAGATTCTACAAACTCAAGAGTATTCTCAACTGTAATCTCTCCATAGAAGTGGATTTCATTCCCAATAGTCTTTGTGTACTCGGGTTCATCTTCTTCTTCACGTTCAACGAACTTTTTCGATAGCATTTTTCAAAGCTTTCTTTATTCTTGTAACGTCTCTCTGTTTTAATTTACTTCCAACCGCAAGGTGATTCATGATGTCAAAGTCTTGGGGAGTTAGAGAGTACTCCATCATTGGACCAATATCACCCTCTTCGGCATATTTCTTAAGAAGGCACAGGTCATCTATATATATCCCATATCTCAGTTTATTCTGTATCTCCTTGTACTTTTGACTTCTCATTTTATAGTTTCCATACTTTGTCCAACAACTTCCAGGTCTTACTTTCTCACTCACGAGAGCTTTACCGAGTGATGATTTTGGTATCACGACTGCATTAAGAATGAAATAGGGCATTAAATTCCAATCCCCAGATGAATACATTTGGGTATCGTAAATATCAGCATCCGAAAATCCACTCGATGCTCGTAACATATCAACGCCTTTTGAGTCCAAGTAATTCTCTTGAAAAATATCCCATATGTGTCCATGTTCATGAATACTCTTGGGAAAACCAATTGGTTTTGAGTCACAAAGAAGTTCGGTGATGAATTCCTTGGGGGTTTGGAAAACATCTTTAGTATCAAATCCATCCAAGTATGAAAAGAAGTCCCGAATATTACCATTACACCGAACCGCTGCATTTTCAACTTGAATGGTTCGAACATCTGTGAGTGTCATTAATTTGTCGGGTTTATGTTTTGGTATGAATATAGTTTCAAAATTTGGAAACATGCACATATTTGTAGATGTCACCACAAGTGACCCGCGAGTGATGCGTTCACCATCGGAAACTTGGTCGATGAGAGCCTTAAAATCTTGGTTGTAGTCCTCGATGAACGCATGTTTGGCGATACCCTTGATAAATGGTATAAAATTTGATTTGTTTCTGATATGTTCTTGGGTTATCTCGACACTATTTGTTTCGTTTAGGACTGATTCTAACACGTATGTTTTCCCAACACCCACAGCTCCGCAGATAAATACATTCTTTCGCTCACGAAGATATTTCTTTAACAGTTCGATTTGTTGTGTGTGCAACGTCGTTGTAATCGGCTCTTTTTTTTGTTCAACTATCTTAATGAAGGAATCCATTGATGATCTTACTAATCAGGCTATAGATTTAGTGCTGGAGAACGACGCACTTAATGAACGTATCGTGAAACCTTTAAAAAGGAAAATTTTACCATATGCGACGTGTGCTATTTTATTACATTTGGCTATGTTTATACTCATGGTCTACCTCGCGCGACGTATGTCGCTTCTTCAACCACAAATATAATCTTAACTAATAGTATTATAGATGAACGTAGTATTTTGGATCCATCTTGCTTTTCTTATTGCCATTTTAGTTGTTCCATTTACAAATGATCGTAGAAACTTGGAATTTTATTCCATACTCATACCATTCTTATTCTATCACTGGTCGGTAAATGACGATACATGCGCACTCACACAAATGGAAATGGCTGTCACAGGACAACACAAAGAGGAAACATTTATGCACCGTGTCGTGAGTCCAATATATAAGATGGAAGATAATGATGTAAATAATCTAACAAAAACCATATTCTTCTTTTTGTGGGCAGTTGTTCAATATCGCCTCGGAAGATTTAATGTGTTCATTGATGACCTAAGATTGGTGTTTTCTGGAAAAACTCCAAAGTAAAATGTTGAACTGGCGTGAACAGGAACTTCTACGCCTCCGAAGAGAATATGATTTCTGTAAGGGCACCGATATAAAAGATGAAGCGACGGGTGAACTCAGGTCGGAAGTTCTTGAAATATTGATAGATTATCACGAGAGATATCTTGGTATAAAGTTTTGGAACGATGAAAGAGTAGAAGCCCCCGAAACAATGAACTTTTACGTCGACGTCGACAAGGAGATTGAGCGTTTGGAAAACATACTAGAAGACAATGAACAAAAATATCTTGATAACATTGAAGCTTTGGAAGCTAAAGTCAAAAAAATAGGACACAAGTTGGACCGTACACAATCTTCTGTAAAACGAGAAATTTTGGCGCGTCACATTGATTTCTATGAAAATGAAATTGAAAAAATGGACGACGCCATTGAAATCATTACGACCAATATCAATGGAAAGATTGATAAGATGAAACAGATTAAATCTGAAAACGAGGAGCGTAAAAAGAAGGAAAAAGAATCACTCGAGTATAATATTCAAAATTTAAAGGACGCTGTGCACCGAGGCAACAGTAGTGAAATTTTCAATATGTTCAAAAGTGTTACGAACGCACTTGACCTCATTAGAGCGGAGCTTCGGAAGGAAGCCTAAATTGGTCAAAGAAGTGTACAGATGTTCTAAAATGATGATAAATAATCATACAGAGTGCATCTGCGATATCATGTTTTCTCTCATAGGGTATGTCACCCACAATATACTTACTCGCGATTGAAATTGTTCGCTCTTTGCGTTCCTCATAGTTGAGGTGTCGCATACCAAAATGCGTATGCATGCTCACAGGTGAAACTAGAATCACTTTATCTTTGAACATGTAGTGTAGAAGTATCTCGATATTGGTAAAGCCACCCGGTGGTTGTCGTTCTATAAGTATTGTGTCCGCTTCCTCAAATATATGTTTGTGGTCATCTACAAATAAAGGAATGAGGTCCACAAAGTCATTCGTATAGATATACTTGTAATCTTCAAGACTTACTTTCTTTATAAAGTCAACTTTAAGTTTAGTACCTTTACTACACTCTGCGAGGACGAGACCCATATTATGATATCCAATATCTATCGCCAGTACCTTCATTTCATTTCTTTATCTAAAAAATATTCCTTAACTAATGTAATGAAGAATAGGACCAAGACCCAATTTCTTTGGTCAGCCCTCGTTGTACTCACCCTCCTTTTGGGATACATGTACCAAAATCCAAGAACTGTTAAAGTTCCAGTAGAAGTACCCGTTCCAGTACCAGTACCCACTGAACCAATAATGCGA